CGGCTCGCTCGAATGGCTCGTGTGTCCACTCGCTATTGATACATTTGTTCTACACCACCTATAACAATAATTGTTAACACTTTGGTCATAATTTATACTTTATTTGTTAACAATTACATGATACAATAAAAGAAAAACTCAAGGAGATATAAAGAAATGAAAAGACCTAAAGACGGCATTATAAATAGTAAGCTAACACCTTATGAAATGTTGGAACACGCAATGCTTTTACAAGCGGTGGCTGATATCGAAACGACAACATGGTATAAAGCGCCATCGGATGGCATGAAGTGCGCATATAAAGAAGGACTTGAAGCAGTTGACTATATTGTTTTAGTCCTTAGACAGAATGCTTATAGTGTGGATGCAATAGCAAAGATTTTTAGAGAAATTACACCACATAACTACAAATATGATTTGATTAAAGAGAGATTAGAAAAGAGAGGTATAGAGTTATGAAACAAACAGAAATTCAGGCAAAATATTTTACGCGGTGGCACTATGATTCTATCGAGTCCACTTCAAGCAAGTCAGAATATATCGCCCGTGTTGGCAAACTTGCCAACGTTGCAAACAAGCGTGCCAAAACACTAACTACAGCGATATCAAAAGGCAGAATCACAGAGGATAGAACAGCACTTTTCAGATATCAAGACGCTGTCGACTACTTTAACAAGCACGTTTCCTATAACGCTTCTTATGTATCAACGGGCAAGGCAGTTTATAAAGATTTTTCAATTCGTGAATTAAGAGCACTCGAAAACAAGTTGTTACATTATCTCGAAGCAAAAGCTTCAACCGCAAGAGGTAGTATCGAAGTAGAAAACAAGCGTGTTGCAACATTCAAGGAACGTTACGGGGTTGATATATCTAACCTTAGCAAAAGCGTTCGTGATAAGCTTTTCAATACCTTGCATTATTTAGCAGATAAAAAATATGCAAAGCTTTCAAGTGATCAAATTGTTACACTGTTAACAGAAGCAATAAACACAAATAACAGAGAGGGCTTGCAAGAACTTTTTAAAGCATCGGAAGAATTATATCCAAATTTAAAAGATCAAGCAGAGTTTAGAGTTGCAATTATACAAAATAGTTCGCTATCATGGAAAGATAAAGCGCGAGAATTTAAAGCGGCAAACAAACTATACAAGAGCAATCGAGCGAAGCCAAAACCAAAGTCTATAAAACAGGAGTTGTAATTATGATAGTTCAATGTTTAAATAGATCAAATCAATATGATGATATAGAAGTGAAGTCAGTGACGGACTATGTGCCGTCACACGGCTTTTCTCTGCACAAGCCGTTAGGCAAAAAGAAAGACAGTCCGTATTATATTGATCAATTTGGAACTTTTGACATTGAAACAACTTCACGGACTCGAATTGAGAAAGATGCTCAAGGTGAAGAAGTGAGAAAGCCTATTGATGCTTTTATGTATGTTTGGTCGGCTTGCATTGATGGGGAAGAAGTTCAAGGCAGATATTGGAGAGATTTTATTTTTTTACTAGATAAAATTCAAGCCTACTACAAAACTAGCGAGTCACGCTATTTTGTTATTTATGTACATAATCTTCCTTTTGAATTTTCTTTTATGATTGGATATTTAAACGACTATAGCGAAGTGTTTGCTACTGGTAAACGAAAGCCGCTTGTATGGCGATTAAAGAAACGCGGTATTGAATTGAGGTGTAGTTACAAGCTCACAAATATGTCGCTCGATAACTTTACAAAGAAAATGGCAGGATGTCAACACATAAAAGCAAAAGGTGATCTGGACTATTCGCTTATAAGGCATAATGAGAGCTATATCAATCCTACAGAGTGGGGCTATATCATCAATGATACTTTAGGATTATGGGAAGCAATCACCTACATGCTTACAAAAGATAAAGATACTATTGCAACTGTGCCACTGACAAGTACCTCTTATGTGCGCCGTGATATGAAAAGAGCTATACGAAAAGGAACTACAACTCGAATGCTAAAGAAAAAGCTTGCATTAAACGACAAAACATACAAGCTTTTAAAAGAGGCTTTTCGTGGCGGTGATACTCACGCAAACATGATAAAGTGTGCAAAAATATATCATGACGTTTATAGTTTTGATGCATCGAGCATGTATCCGGCTATGCTTCTTTTGATGCAGTTTCCAGTAACAGCATTTGAAAAAATGCCTGTTACATCTAAATGTTTGAAGTATATAAAAAGTAAAAATCTTGCATGGATTGCGCAAATAAAGCTTACAAACGTAAGACTTAAAGAAGATCAATACAATCCGTATCTATCTATAAGTAAATGCCGTAACTTGCAAGGGGTTGATCCTGATAATGGCAGAGTGTGGAAAGCAACAGAGCTAGAAACGACTGTGACAGATATAGATTTCTCCATAATTGAAGAATGTTACGATTTTGGCAGCATTGAAATTATAGAAGATACACTATATACATCCCGTTATGGGTACATACCAGATGACGTACGTAGCGTAATAATGGAGTACTTCACAGCAAAGACAAAACTTAAAATTGCTGTAAAGCATACCGCCCCAAATAGCAAAGAAAGAGAAGAAGCGGAGTACGACTTGATGAAAGCAAAAAATAAGCTTAATGGCATTTATGGCATGGCGGCAACAGATCCAATTCACCCTATTATGTTGTATTTAGAAAACGAATGGCAAGAATTTTCATATGCAATGTATGAAAATGATATTGCATATAAAGAAAAAGTTGACGCAAGCGGCTTTTCGATTCCTGATGAAAAGAGCATTAAAGAGCAAAGTGAAAAAAGTGTATTGCCTTATGTTTGGGGGGTATACACAACTGCACACGCAAGAAAACATTTACGTAGAATTTTAGCATGTGCAGAAAGCTCATATATTTATTGTGATACAGATAGTTGTAAAGCAACTAACTTTAATTTTGACAAACTGACAGAATTAAATAATTGGATATATGAGCTATGCGAAAAAACTAATACTTTTGTTGACATTGACGGTAAAAAATATTATATTGGCTATTTTGACTGTGAAAGCGATGTGAAGTCAGAAAGCAAGTATGAACCTGAATACAAAGATTTTAAAACATTAGGTGCAAAAAAGTATTGTTTCAATGCATACAAAGAAACAAAAGATACAACTTATTTTGGCTGTACCATATCAGGAGTTAAAAAAGCAAGGGGGGTAGAAGTGATTAAAAACCTTGATAACTTTAGAGAGGGTTTCAAAATAAAGAATAGTGGTGGTTTCCAAATCTGGTATAATGACAGTGATACTATTACAAAAGTAAAAGTCACTGATTATCAAGGTAAAGAAGCAATAACCGAGTATACTGGGTATAGTTGTATGATAGCACGAGATTATGAAATAGGGTTGTCAGATGACCAAATTAAAAATTATACGATTATTGATGAAATAGCCGAATAAATAACGTTTTATTTGCAAAACTTTTGTAAATAAGTTATTATATACTTGTAAGGGGAAAGATACCCTAATAAAAGAAAAGAGGATAATGAAATGAGAATTGAAAGACAATCAAGAGAGTTTGACAAGAAAGAACTGTTTAAGATGGCAAATGATAATCATTTGTTAATGAAGAATCTGCCAGACGACACAATTGTAAACGTAACTGATTACGTGCGTTATCGTACCGATGATAATAAGGAAGTGGCACTTTTTTATCATACCAACATTGAGACAGGCGAAGTCGTAACAATTGCAACGTCAAGTCCAACTGTGATTAAGACAGCAGAAACTGCCTATGATTTTATGGAAAGCTACAATTTACAGTTCAAGCTGACACGTTCCCAGAGTAAAGCAGGTCGTACCTACATGAATTTTGAACTTGTATAAATAATGGTTGGGTGGTAGAGGGAAGAAATACAAGTTGTTCAAGGGTGAGTCTCACAAGCTCACCCTTTTAAATTATAGGGGGGATAATATGAACTTATATAAAGAAAACGGCTATTTGAATTATAAATATATTTGTGATGTTGGACAACGTTACATTGATATAATAGGTGGCAGAGGTATTGGAAAGTCTCACTTAATATGTGATATATGGAATGAAAGTAAGTCACCAATTTTGTATGTGCGTAGAACAAACGTTGCACTTGAAAATAGTTTTTCTACCATTGGCGACTTTGTAAAACCAGATTGGTTTGGAAAAGATATCAGATTGAAATACAATGATAAAAAAGGATACGGCAAGGCATATTTGACAGATGAGGACTTGCAAAACGATAAACCTTTTATAGTTGGGGTGTCATTGTCTACTTTTCAAAACAAAACTGGTATAGATTTTACACGCTTTTATGATGTGATCTTTGATGAGTTCATTCCTCAAAAAGGAGACAGACCTATAAAAAATGAGTTTCAGGCATACAAAAATATTATGGAAGTGCTTTTCAGAAACCGCCCCGACTCGGAAACGGAAAAAATACGAACATGGTTTTTTGGGAATTCCAACGCGATTATGTCTAACATTTTAATCGGATATCGACTTATTCCCGACTGTTACAAAGCGGTGAAAGAAAGAACAGAGATTACGCAAGTAGATAGGTGTGAGACAACACTTATACTTCCTTTTAACTCTCCCGTATCAGAAAAAAAGAGACAAAACGCTTTCTATAGAAATCTGCCTAAAGGCAGAGCTAAAATGGAGCTTGATAATGAATTTATGGATTTGGAAGATGATAGAATACGGCACCAAAACTTAAAAGAGTATACGCACGACATGAAAACACCTCTGTTTTCTGTGTGGCTTCACAAGTCGGACTTTAAGTTTTACATAACCAAACCAATGAAAGCGCATTGCGATGATGTTTTTGATGCTTCACCATCTGCACTAGAGAGGTGGCAAACAAGTAGTAAAAAGTATCTAAAACCAATGTTTATAAGTGGTGACATAACATTTTCAGACTATGAAACACAGTGTGATTTTTTAGCATCTTTTGATTGCGTATCATGGTATGATATTTTGTAAAGTTGTAATTGACAAACAATAATATAAATGGTATATAATAAATAAAGGCGGTTGCACTATCCAAACACTAGCCAGTGTGTGCATGTTGGGGACAACGAACAAACTGCCTTTTATTGCTGTATAGCGTAGATGGTAGCGCGTGTGACTTTGAATCACAAGGTAACAGTTCGATTCTGTTTACAGCTGTCAACAAATAAAGAAAGAAGGTTAAAGTATGAAAATTGATGAAATTTTAAAGCTTGTAAATGCAGGCTACAGTAAGGAAGAAATTGACAAGCTTGATATTACAGATCAGAAGACAGAACAGAAGTCAGATCAGAAGACAGAACAGAAGAAAGATCAGAAGTCAGAACAGAAGAAAGATCAGAAGTCAGAAAGTTTTGATTATGATAAGTTTGCAGCAGCACTTGTAAAAGCGCAACAGCTTGCAAACGGCAAAACTAATTTTGGCGGCTCAAACGAAAAGACAGATATTAGTAAATTTTTCTAAGGGGGTAAACAATGGCAAATCTTACATATACACAAATTGCACCACTACTCACTGAAATGTATAACCAGTATACTGGTAGAACTTCAGCGCAAAATTTGACTTTTGGGCAAATGCAAAACACATTTAAAATGGGGTTCGATAGAGAAGATGATAACCTCTATCAAATCATTCCTACTGTACTTGCAAAATCAATTTATTCAATCCGCCCTTATTCACGTAAGCTTTCTGGTATGGTTTGGGATGAGCAACGTTACGGTAACTATATTAGAAAGTTTACACCAATTGTAAATGATTCTGAAATTAGCAATGATGAGTGGAATATCAATGTCGAACTCGCAAAGGAGGAATCAAAACAAGATTGGAAGTCAGGAACTAAACCTGTTAAGTATGACGTGCTTCTTACAATTGCAAGTGGCGGTCAAACTTTCGCTCGCAAGTATACGATTTATAAAAATCAGATCAATGCAGCATTCAATTCAGAGTCAGGTGTTGCCGCTTATTTCTCTATGCTAATGACTGAATTTTCAAACATTTATGAGATTGACCTAGAGAATCGCTCTCGCGCGCAACTTGCAAACCTTGCAATTATCCTTGCGGATGCAGGTAAAGACACCCCAACAATTGGCAATATGTGCAAAAAAGAGCAAGTTTTTCATGCGTTAACAAAGTACAATTCTGAAACAGGGTTAGCAATGACTGCAAAGACAATCATGAACCCCGCTGATTTTAGACCGTTCATGATTTGGTTGTCGGCGGAAATGAAAACTCTTAAAGAGAACCTTGCAATTCGCGGCACTCGTTTTCATGGCGATTTCAATAATAAAGTTGTAAACCGTCACACAGATGCTTCAGACCTTAGATTTTATATGATTTCCAAATTTGGAAATTATTTTGAAGCTAATGGTTCAGAATTCTTCCATCCAGAAAAGGCGGAACTTGGCGACTATGAAAAAGTTACTTTCTGGACAGATCCGAGCAATCCTATGCAAATCAAGGGTAGTGCGGAGGGTGTAAAACCAGATGGCGTAACAAAGTTTACACTTGCAAATCAAACTGTTGACAACGTTCTAGGAATCATGATGGATATTGATACAATGGGAATTGTACCAATTGATCAATGGAGCGCGACCGAGCCGTTCAATGCACGTTACGGATACAGAAACGGTTGGAATCATTATACGTTTAAAACTCCTGTTGATTTCACAGAAAACGCAATTTTGATTTTGCTTGATTAAACATAAGGGGCATTATGCCCCTTTTCTTAAATAAGGGGGTATTATGGCTTTTGAAGTTAAATTTGGAAAATCTGACAAAAGAATAAATAGTACAAAAATTCCTACTCTTTCTGATACTGTATCATGTGTGTTAAAACAGGGTACAAGTGTAGAAAAACCTACTTTTATTTTGCAAGGTGTATCGCCTTTTGATTGGAATGTTGCATACTGTGAAACGTTTGGAAGATACTATTTTATCAATGATGTTACATATGTAGAATCAACTTATGAAATTTCATGCTCTTGTGATTATTTGGCAAGCTACAAAGATGAAATTCTTTCTAATACTGCCTATGTGGAAAGGGGATCACTTACTATCAGAAATCCATTTATCATTGATACAATGTTACCGACTCTTTGTAAACCGACTGTTAAAGTGGCAAGCTCAACTTTAGCGGTTGACTCAAGCGGCTGTGTTGTAATTTGTACAGCGGGGAAATCTGGAAATGGTTTTACAATTCTAACAGTTGCTAATTTTAATCGTTTGTGTTCATACTTATACACAGCTAAGTATACAACTGGACTAAACGACTTTTTACAAAATCCGGAGGGAGTTGCTAAAGAGGTAGCAAGACCGCAAGACTACTTACTTTCTGCTATGTGGCTTCCTTTCCAATCTCCCGGTGGTACACCAGTTAATGTAACGTTGGGATATGTCGACACGGGAATACCGGGGTGGCAAGTATCTACAAAAGATACTTTTAGCAAGTCGGTAAGTGTTACAATACCAAAACCAGATAAATCTGGTGATACAGAATTTCCTTATCTGAAATACGCTCCCTTTGCACACTATACTTTACAAGTGCCGTTCTATGGAACAATTCCGCTTAATCCAAATTTGTTAGCAGATACGCTACTGATAAATTATACTATTGATATCAATGGTGGCTGTGATATTTCAATTTTAAGCGGGTCAACACTTGTAACATCTTTAAATGGCAATTGTGGAATTCCAGTTGGTTTCTCTGCAAGACAAACAAATATTATAGGTACATCACAAGTACAGCTAGCTAGTGCAATGTCTTTTGCAGATAGCGTGGGGAAAAGTGTAGAATCTGCAATGGAAGTGAACCCAGTTGGGGCGGCAAGCAATTTTTTAAATGCAACTGCTGTCATTACCAGTGGTATAATGTCTGGACTAGAGACGGCTGTACCGCGTGTATCAAGTAGTGGTGGTAGTGGTTCGATTTATGTAAACAATTTGGTGTATTTGATAGGAGAATTTTACACACAAGTTGAAACAAATTTACTATATCAAGGGTACCCATGTTGTAAAGTTAAAACATTAAGCGAATTATCTGGTTTTATTAAGTGTAGAAACGCGAATATTAAATGTAATGCAACTGCAAACGGAACTGCAATTATCATTAACTTTTTGAATGGAGGTATGTTTATAGAATGAAACCGTTTGTATATAGTGGATATTATGTTGGGGAAGGTGTATCAAGTCCTATTATTAACGAGTATGAGTCAAGGCAAAATCCAAATATGATTCACATTAACAATACATGGGACTATGCAACATATTTTAGATACTTTTTGCAACGTGCTGAAAGTCTTATCATTTTTGACGGTATGCCTAAAAACTGGGCGAAAAATTATATCTATCCTCTTTTGTTTTTAAAAGGTAACTTTTGCGTTATGAATACCGCAAAGTTTGGACTCATACCTCAACACGGTTCGCCTTATGGCTTTGATGTTCAGTATCAGCCTACTAACTATGTAGTCGCGAACCCCGCTTTTGACGCTTCTTTTAATGGCGATTTGAAAATAGGAGAAGATTGTGAGATTGTAAAATTAGCACCTGATTGGTGCGGCATTGGCGACTTAATAAATTCATATGCACAGCGTGTAGCAATGACGTTATCTAATCATGATGTTGCGTCTGCACTTGCAAAATTTGGCTTTATTTTTACAGCCAAAAACAAAAGCACCGCGGAAACTTTTAAAGTTGCTTTTGATGATATCATGTCGGGACAACTAGCAGTTGTAATCAATCAAGCTCTTTATGATAAGGAAACGGGTAAACCTCTATATGAATTCTTTAACAACGATATCGAAAAATGTTATAATGTAGTTAGGGCAGCGTTGGAAAGCGTTGAAAATCTCAAACATGCATTTGATATGGAGATTGGTATTTATACAGCACCCGAGAAGAAAGAACGCATGATTACAGACGAAGTTGAAGAAAGTAAAAATGCTATCATGTCTAAGTGTGAGTTATGGGTGGAAACTATTAACGAGTGTTTGGAAAAAGTAAACAGTCATTATAACCTTGACATTCGCGCACGTTTGCGGTATCCTAACAATAGAGGGGGTGACAAGAGTGAGAACGATTATACCAATAGCAACGTTGTATGAGTATGACAGTTCTATTTTTACAGATATTTATATAAAAGGTGTTTCAAAAGATCAACTTATTGAACACTTTTTGCTATCATATGGTGATTTGACTCCTGTTTATCAAGAACCCTCGTATTTAAGAAGATATGTTACAAGTGTAGCACGTTCTTTGCAATGGACTATTGACCACTTATGGGAAGTAACACAGCTTGAGTACAATCCAATAGAAAATTATGATAGAATGGAAAGTTGGGAAGATAAAGGCGGCGGCACTTTTCAGAAGGGAAAAGTAGATACAGAAGAAACGTTTAACAAGGGTGACATTACAACAAATTTTGGAAAAGTTACTGATAGTACACACAAAGTTGCGGCATTTAATTCAAGCGATCCAGAAGTTGCCAACACTGATAACACCACTGACAGCGGAAGTGATTCCCAGACGTTTGGTGCTGATTCCTCACATGGAAGTGTTACAAATGGTTTGGATGAATCAACAACAAAAGGAACACATGAGGGAAGAATACACGGAAACATTGGTGTTACTACTTCGCAACAAATGATGCAATCGGAAATTGATCTGACTACAGCTTACAATTTCCTTGATAAAGTTTGTGAGCTGTATGCAAATAGATTATTGATAGGAGTGTGGTAGAATGGAAATTATGAACGCAATTGCGCAAATTGCGCAGATGGTTGGTGTACCGTGTGTATGCCTTGGTGCTGTGATGTGGTATGTGAATGCGCTTGATGTGAGACAGCGAGAAGAAAGAAAAACATGGTACGAAAAGCATGACCAAGAGAGTTCAAAGTGGGTTGACGCACTGAATAATAACACAAAGGTAATTACAGAGCTGTTAACAATAGTAAAAGATAAGGAGGATTAAATTATGATTTATGATATCCCTGATAAAAATGTTGCATATATTGCTAAGGCAAGAGAGCTTTACAAAAACCGTGACAAGTACGCTTACCTTTACGGCGCGAAGGGGCAGTATTGCACTAGTGAGGTTTTTGAGTCACTATGGGCGGCAGAGCCAAATTATTTTAAAAAGTACAACACACAGCAGAAAGCACAAATCAAGGCTTTCTGTTTGGGTAAAATTGTGATTGACTGTAGCGGATTCATAAATCTTGTTACAGGAAAATTTATGTATTCGACTGCATATATAAACAGTTGTACTAATGTAACAACCCCCGACAAGACTAAAGATGGTGATTTACTGTATACAACTTTTGGCGGTAAAGGAAGGCACATAGGACTGGATCTAGGACACGGCTTTTATATGCATTGTGGGCGAGAAAATGAAACAATTTCCATTGGTGTTATTGATGGATTTGGTTGGGAAAAGGGAGGCAGATTATGAGTGGTAATGTTTTTACTTTTATTCTTGACCCCGGTGCTAGTCACGTGCAGCTTCCGGATGGTTATTCGTATTCCGGTATAATATTTACATATTTAGAAAATACACAATATGCCAATAAGACAAACATTACAACAAACATGCAATATACGTTTCCTGTCATAGATTCTAAATCACCTTGCACTTTTGACTTTGCAGCTATGGACACCTCAAAACGTATTGCAGTACGTGGAATGATCACAAAAATGGGGCAAATACCTGATATAAATTATTTTGACACAGATTTTAGCCCTATTCTTGTAACAGGTAGTGACGGTAACGAGTATAACGTGATTCCATCGGATCAATTCAAGTAGGGGGTAGACAATGGCATTTTCTAATTTTCCTTATACCGACTTTCACAATTTAAATCTTGATTGGATATTGGAGACAACTAAAGATTTAAATACAAAGTGGGATGATTATTACAAGCAATGGAATCAATGGCAACAAGATGTACAAAACTACATTGATAATCTTGATTATATCGGTGCTATTGACGCATACCTTGACGGACTGAAAAACAGCGGTGAATTGTCAGATATTATTGATACATGGTTAACAGACTATGGATTGATTACAATTGGCGACTCATACGGGGAAGGGTACACACCTGACGGCATGGTTAAGCCGTGGTGTGATATTTTGCATGAGAAGTATTTTTCAGATGCTAAGTTTTATGTTAATAAAAGTTTGGGTGGCAGCGGTTTTGGTGCGAATACTCACTTTTCCGAGTTGCTGACGCAAGCTATTGCTACCCTGACTGATAAGCAAAAGAAACAGGTTAAGTATGTTGTTGTTGCAGGCGGTTGGAATGATCAATTTATTGCTTCTTCAACTGTTAACGCAGGTATCAAGGATGTACTTAATTTAATGTCACAGTTACCAAACGCAACACTTTACATTGGTTGGATTGCAACACCTATTATCGGTTTTACAACTGTAGCAAAACAAAAAGCATATGATGAAATTAAAACTTTATATGAAACTTACTGGGGAAAATATAAGTTTTTGAGTGGTGCAGATAGTGCTTTACGTTGGGTAGGTGTTGTAGCATCTGATAATATTCACCCTAATGCTAGCGGGCAAGCTTCAATTGCAGATATGATTTATAAGGCAATGGGTGGGTATGCTAGTTGGAATCGTGCCGCTGATTTTGCGCTTGATGGTACTGATTGTACTCTTAATGATTATAAGATGCATGTTGTGTTGACTAATACCAACGCTCATTGTAGCTTTAGACATGTGGCAAGCTTTCTTGATTTGGCATTTAAACCTGCAAAGAATTTCACAAATGCCGCCGTCAAGGTTATGAGTCATAATCTTTCGTTTGTAAATGAGCAAAGTATTTGCAACTGCAATGCTATTATTCATGACAAATCTGGTTATCATCAATGCATGGCGGTTCTTACTATCAACCCGTATGATGCTACACAGTTAGATAGTGGTGCAATTTATCTCCGTTTGGTTGATATAAGCGGCAGTGGGTATGCTACTTTTACAAGTGTCGATGAGATTCAGTTGTATGGTGTGGAATTTAATATTCCTTTGAATTAAGAAAGAGAGGGTGCAAGCCCTCTCTTTTCTTATTTTCTTTCTATTGATATAACTGTAATATAGCTTACAAATGGCAATTTTGATACATATTCAACGGCATAATCACTTGCCTGTCTTGCGTTATATCCAATAGATTCCACATATTCTACATTGATATCGTCGCTATCTGTATTCAGAAAAGCGACTTCTACACAGTAAGTATTCTTCATCGTTCTCATTTCTTTACTCCTTTTACACTGATTATTGTATAACGTTTAGTATCTTCAAAATCTTTAGAAAGTCTAAACTTTATTTTTGATTCAAAAGCTGTGTCAGCTTTACAAGTGAAAATACCATTTTCATTAGTATAATTATCATGATATTTTACAATATAGGTACACTCTTTTAATTCTTCGATATCTAATCTTGTAAAAGTCCAACCCATCCAGCGCACATTACAAGCGTAACTAAACGCTTCCGATATATTTTTAGCTTTAATAATATCACAGTCGTGGTAATAATCGTTATCGGTATCGAAGCCCCATACAACAATTGAATAGTTCATTTTAATACCCCCCGTACAAGAAAATCAAGTGAAGCTTTTACTGTTTCCATAAGCTGAATCTCCGCTAATGTATCACTTGTTGCTGTACAATCGTAGATATAAGCATACATTTTCATAATGTCATTATGAAAAAGTGGTGTTTCTAGAATTTTATCTTTGCTTTCTTGCAAAAGTCTATTTTTCTTTAACTGTGTTAAATTATCCATGTTATTTCTCCTTTCTGTTTTTCCATCCAATTGTTTCAACATCCAATTTGTACACATTGGCATTTCCATAGTTTTTGCACTGATATGCAAGTGCACCTAGTTCATTACTGTAAACATTATCTCCATTAAATGCGACTGCGTTATTATAAGCAAAAATTGTATATCCGCCGCCCTTATGCTTATATAATTTGCATTCTAACGAATTTAAAGTAGCAGTATGCCATGAACAGTTCTCATAATATGGAATATAAATTTTCATGTTGTCCTCACTTTTCTTCCCGTATAGCCGTTAGAACAGCTATGATATTAAATGAAAAATGTTTTAGTATATGTGCGAGACTCATTATAGCTATAAGTCTTTGAACAAATGCTTGATTGCAAACCATTTACCAAGTAGCAGTTATCTATTTTTGCTTTTACATATTGAACAATTGCCCACTCGATTTGACCATTTTTTGCCATGTTTCTAACAGTTTGCATAAGGTTTGTTCTTAATTTGTCGATACTAATAAATTTGTTACACTTATAGATACTATTTATTACATTTGATGTCATTCTATACACTTTCATATAGCGACGTCTTTTTTCATCTAACATATCATTGTCAATGTTGGCAAGTGTGGCAAGGCTAACGTGATGCCAATTCGGATTCATGATTGCGTATAAGTGCTGGCGGTAGGAGTTGCCATATTTTGCGTTTAAAACCTGTTTTGCTCTTAATACTTCGATATTATAAGAGCTGTTATCATCTGCTATAATAGTATCTGTTATAGATTCTTCACTTGTTTGCTGTTCTGGTAATGGTGCAACTTTCACGCTATCGGTATCAACATAAATATGACCTTTAATGTCATTGTTTGTTTCTCTTGATTCTGATTTTTCAAGTAATATATCATATAAGAATTCAGTACATGCTTTAGTAATGGCATATTTTAATTCTTTCTGTGTTTTAAAATTATCTAAAAGATATACCGCTATAAGTTTACTATTTTCGCCCTCAAGGTAATACACATATAATGTGTCTTCATCAATAAGAATATTTTTAAAAGTTAACCATTCATTTTCAAGTCCAAACGTTGTATTATAACGATACTCAATATCTGAAATTGACGCATATGAGTTACACTCTAATACGCTGTTACCCTTATCAATAGTGCTATCATGGTCTTTCCCGTATGTTACATACTCCAAAAATTTAAAATAATTATTAGACTTTCTCATATAACTAACTCCTTTTCTTTTTTCTTTTTTCTTTATTATACCAATTAAATATGAACGATTCAAGCATATTTTGTAAATAAATTGTTAACAATATTTGTTTGTATTTATAAACTCTCTTTATACACATGCGTTCGATTTATATAGTTGTCTGACAATTCAGTGGGGGAAGTAGTGTTGTATATTCTATTTAAAAAGTATCT